CCGGCCGGGCCGCCCATCAGGCCCTGATGGTCGACGTGTGCCGGATCACCCGGCCCGGTACGCCAGTCCTGGACCGGTCTACCGGGCAGGTCACGACGCCGGAGACGGTGCTGTACGAGGGTCCATGCCGCCTGCAGCCGCAGCGCACGCCGTCGCCGGCGGAAGCGGGCGAGCAGGCACAGGTGATCGCCCGGTACATCGTCAGCCTCCCATTTGACGCGACGCCAGCGGCGCCGCTCGAGGTGGCGGATCTCCTGACGGTGACCGCGTCCGGCGATCCGCGGGCGGTCGGTGTGGCCATGCCGGTGATGACCGTTGACTACGGCTCAACTGCGACGGCTTGGCGGCTGACGGTGCAGGACGGGAATTGAGGAGGTGACTGGTGAGCGCTGACGTCTCGGGTCTGCTGGGCCTGGCCGCTGACCTCGCTGCGGCTGCGACGGCGGTTGAGGTCGAGGGGCGGGCCGTGGTCTCCCGTGGCGCGCTGAATGTGAAGAACGACTGGCGCGCGAACGCGGCGGCCTCTGGCCGTACTCATGCGGGTCGGCTGTATCCGCTGACGATCAGCTACGACCTGGCGACGCTGCCCGGTGGCGGTACGAAAGCCGAGGTCGGTCCGGACCGGGCGAAGGACAATCTACAGGCGTCCTTCGGGGCGATCCTGGAGTTCGGCAGCGTCCACAACCCGCCGCACAACGACGGCGGCCGCGCCTTGCTGGCCGAGGAGCCGCGGTTCGTCGCTGCGGTCGAGGCAATGGCCGACAGGCTGAGCCCGTGAGCGCGCCGCAGTTGCTCCCGCACATCGACGCTGTCACCTCCGCCCTGACCGGTGCCGATGTGACGGTAGGCATCGGTGGTGCCCCGCGCAGCGATACCGGCGCTGACGTTCCGCCGCCGTACATCGCTCTCTACCCGGACGCGGGCCGGTCTGCGGCTTCCTCGCTGGCCGACCCGGCTGGGGCTATCGACGTCATGGTGCAGTTGACCTGCGTCGGGGAGACGGCCGAGCAGGCCGCGTGGCTGCACGACAAGGCCGCCGCGATTCTGCTTGCTGGGCCGCTGGCGGTCGACGGCCGGACGGCGTTCTGGCCCGAACTGCTTGGCGGCCCACCGCTGCAGCGTGACGACGACCTACTGACTCCACTCTGGTACCAGGTCGCCCAATACACCATCCGATCCACCCCGTAAGGAGATCCCCATGGCAACACTGCCCACCCAGGTCGTCAGCCTGGCTGGCCTGGCCCCGACCTACGGCGCTGCTTCAGCTGGCACGAAGGTGGCCTGCGGCGAGCGGGTGTTCCTGCACGTCAAGAACACCGCAGGTTCGTCGCTGACCGTCACCCTTTCCTCGACTGCGAAGATTCGCGGCCAGGCCACGGCCGACGTGGTCGTCACAGTCCCGGCGACGACCGGCGACATGATGATCGGCCCCATCACCGCTGATCTCTTCGCCGGTGTCACGGACGGCCTGGCCGCCGTCGCTTACTCGTCCACAACCTCGGTCACCGTCGCGGCCCTGCGCATCTGATCGCCCGCCCGTCCCACCCTGCCCCGCCGTGTCGGGGCTTTTTCTATGCCCCGAGGAGGGCTGATGTCTGACCTGATCAGCGATGGCAACACCAAGGTGTCGTGGGTGCCGTCCATCGCGAACCTCAACGCCCCGACCGCGTCCGAGCTGAACGCCGGGAGCGACTGGACGGCGCGGCTGACCCCGGACGGTCTCAAGACCGACCCTACGACTGCCGACGTCGACACCAGCTCCCTGGCATCCACGTTCTCCACGACCGCGCCCGGGCGCCGCTCCTACGACGTCGAGCTGACGTTCAAGCGTGGCCCCCTCGGCACCTCCGACGACCAGCCATACGCGACCCTGCTCTACAACACCTCGGGCAACGTCGTGGTCCGCCGCGGTCTCGCCTACGGAACCGCCTACGCCGCCGGGCAGACTGTCGAGGTGTACCCGGTGGCCGTCAGCGAGCCCGCGAACGTCGCGCCGGCTGCGAACGAGGTCTCGAAGTTCACGAGCACGATGAAGGTCGTCACCGACCCGGCGACCCGCGCGACGGTCGCCTGATGCCTGACATCACCGACATCCTCAAGCGCGCCAAGCCCCGCGAGAGCACCATCACGGTCTACCTCGCCGGTGACGAGGCCGCCGAGATCGAGCGCCTGGAGCACCAGCTCACCGAGCTGAGCGATACGTGGGAGCCGGACTCCCTCGCGTCGGTCAACCCCGGCGAGAAGATCGCCAAGCAGATCGGGGCGGCCCGCCAGCGGATGCAGAAGTCGGGCGTTGAGTTCCGGATGCGGGCGTTGGGTGCTCAGGCGTGGTCTGATCTGGTGGCCGCGCACCCGCCGAAGGACCAGGCGCAGGCGTGGGACCCGGCCACGTTCCCGCGGGCCCTGGTCTCCTCGTGCTGCGTCGACCCGGTCATGACCGCTGAGCAGGCTGATGACCTGTTCGAGGTGCTCAATCAGGGGCAGCGCTCGGCCCTGATGCAGGCGGCGTTCGAGGTGAACGCTGAGGCCACGAGCGTCCCTTTCTCTGTGAGCGCCTCCGGGATCCTGGCCTCCCTCACCGGCGCGAAGTAGAGGCCGCGCGGGCGTGGGGCGTGCCCAGGAGCATCTTCCTGGGCCGCCCGATGCCCGCACCCGGCGAGCCGCTCTGGGGCGACGAGGACCGGGCATGGGCCCTGGCGCTCCTGCAGGTCGAGTCCGAGGGATGCCCAGACTGCGGCCACCCATGGGCCGAGTCCAGCCACGCCGACAACGAGTTCGCCTACCAGGCGGAGCTGGTGCGCTGCCATGCCTGCGCGACCAGCATCAAGGCCCGCGATGCCTACGAGGCCCAACAGGGCGACGTGCGCGGTCTGCACGTGTCCATCACGAGACGACAGTGAGGTGAGCCGTGGCCGACCGTACAGTGACCGTCCGCCTCCGCCTGGACACCACAGCATTCCAACAGGGCGCCCGTACCGCCCAGGCCGCGACGACCCAGATGGCCGGCCAGGCCGAGGCCGCAGGGGCCGCAGCTCAGCGGTCCGCACAGCAGACCGCGACAGCCGCCGGTGGGACCTTCTCCAACGTCTCCCGGCAGGCGCAGTCCTCACTACGCGACATGGAGACCGCCGCGCAAACCTCTGGGCGAGCGCTGGCCACCTCGTCACAGAACATGTCCCGACAGACCACCCAGGCCACCGCTGCGGCCGCTCGCAGCACGGAGCAGGTAGCCGCAGCCGCCGGGCAGGTCCCTGCCGCGTTCCGGGCTGCCTCACAGAGCGCCGCTGGCGCTCTCGGGCAAGTCGATGCAGCGGCGCGGGGCTCTGTACAGGCACTGGCCTCTGTGCAGACGGGCATGACCGAGGCGACGGCCGCAGCAGCTGCAGGGACCGACCGGCTGTCGCTCGCCAACCGGCTGGCCTTGGCTCAGGCGACGACGGCATCCCAGGCCGCCACCACTGCCTCAGCAACGGGATTTACCCGGATCTCCGCCTCGGCACGGGCCATGGGGACGTCAGTAGCTACCGCTGCAGAGCAGTCGGAGAAATCGCTGAAGGCGGCGCGGACTGCTTCGCTCGTCTTGGTCGCTGCTTTCGGCGCGGCCGTCTACGCGGCGGCGAACTTCGACAAGGCGATGTCGGGGGTCAGGGCCGTCACTGACGGGTCATCGCAGGACATGGACAAGCTCCGCCAGGCCGCCATCAACGCCGGCCAGGCCACCCAGTACTCGGCAACGCAGGCCGCGAACGCCGAAGCCGAGCTCGCGAAGGCGGGCGTCAGCACATCCGACATCCTCGGCGGCGGCCTTACGGGAACTCTGTCCCTCGCTGCGGCCGGGCAACTCGACCTCAGTGACGCTGCCACCGTTGCTGCCAAGGCGATGAACGCGTTCGGTCTGTCCGGGAAGGACGTCTCGCACGTCGCCGATGTCCTCGCTGCTGGCGCGGGCAAGAGCGCGACCGACGTCCACGGTCTCGGCCTGGCCCTGTCCCAGTCCGCGCTGCTCGCCCACCAGACCGGGTTGTCGCTGGAGACCACCACCGGTGCCCTGTCGATGTTCGCGCAGTCCGGGATGGAGGGCTCGGATGCTGGCACCAGCCTGAAGACGATGCTGATGCGCCTCACGCCACAGTCTCAGCAGGCTGCGGACTTGATGAAGCAGCTCGGGTTCTCCGCCTATGACGCCAACGGAAACTTCGTCGGCTTGTCGGCGGTGGCAGGCCGGATGCAGAAGTCCTTCGGAAACCTCACTCCGCAGGCTCGCAACGCGGCGCTGGGGGTTATCTTCGGCTCGGACGCCATCCGCGCGGCCACGATCCTCTACCAGGGCGGATCCGCTGGCGTCGACCAGTGGACCAAAGCCGTCAACGATCAGGGCTATGCCTCACGCGTCGCAGCGACCCAGACCGATAACTTGTCCGGCGACCTGGAGCGTCTGAAAGGCTCCCTGGAGACCGCGCTCATCCAGTCCGGAACTGCCGCCAACGGGGTCCTGCGCGACATGGCGCAAGTACTCACCAGCGTCGTCAACTGGTACGGCCAGCTGCCGTCGGGTGTGCAGCAGTCTGTGACAGTCATGGCGGGTTTGGTCGGCGTAGTCGGCTTGGTTGCATCGGGGCTGCTGCTGGCACTCCCCAGGATCCGGACGGTTCGAACCGAGCTGGTGAATCTGGGGCTGACCGCAGAGCGGACCAGCGCTCTTATGGGTG